CCAATTCTCGGCAGGTAATCAGCAACCACCAGCCGGACAACAGCAACAACCTGCACCAAGTGTAAATCCCGCATTTGCTCACTTGTTTACTCATCAAGCGAACCCGGGGCAAGGTGGCCAGTCGAATAATAACGACACTCACAAATTCACTTCTGGTGCACAAGCATTTGCAGAACAAAAGGGGAAATAATTCATGGCTATTCACTATGTACCGCCTATTTCGGTCACTTCAAAACGACTGATCCTGGACAATGAAAAATTACGTCGTGCCAATGCCAAGGTGCCAACCGCCACAGCATTTAAATACGGCGATCTTTTAACACTGTCAGATGCCAATGTTCTGGCCCATGCCACTGATGAAAAAACATGGGATGTGATTTGTGGCCAAGACGTTACGGCTGCAGAAGCCACAATCAAGGCTGCTGATGGAATCGAAATTCCAGTGTATTACGGTGGCGTCTTCAATGTTGAAGCCGTGTCATTAACCGGAACCTTGCTTACAACTGCTCAATATGATGCAGCGCGTGCACAGGCAACTAAAAACAAAATCGAACTTTCTAAGGTGTAAACAACATGCCACAGTCTTTTAATATTGAAGGTGCTCCACTTGAACTTCTTGATGTGGGCGAGCTTGCACTGATCCACTCAAATTACCGTCCGATGGATACCTGGCTTTTAGACAAGCTTTTCCCGAACCGCCCGTTATTTACCCGTGATGACGTGCCTTTAGCTGAAGTATCTGCCGAACATGATTTGGCACCACTGGTCTCACCTCAACAGCCTGGTAAGCCATTTGATACCACCCAATCTGGTGAAGTACGTCATGTAAAACCAGCCTACTACAAGCCAAAAAATCAGGTTACTCCGGCCGAAACTTTTGAAATCGCATTGCTGGAACGTTTACGTACCGCAGGCATCATCTCTACTGGCAACCAGCGACTGTCTGAGCAAGAGCAAATGATCATTGCTCAAATCTCCGTGATGAAGCGTAACCATGATGCAATTGATAACTCAGTCTTGATGATGGCAATTGATTTACTGAAGAATGGTAAATATGCGCTTCATTCAGATGATTATGAATACAACCTGGTGGATTACCGTCGTGATGCATCTTTGACATTTACGCCGTTAACCAAGTGGAATGAAGCGGGTGCCAAGCCGGTAACGGATATCCGCACCATGCTTGAACGTCAATTGGCTGCTGATGGTGGTGAAGCTAAGCTGTCTGTTATGTCTGGTTTGGTTTGGGCAGCTCTCTGGAACAATGAAGAGTTCAAAAAAGAATTCATCACGCCGTATGCGGGTATTTCTGTTCCAGTGAATCCAAGCTTTGGTGTTAAGGAATCAGCGACCTTCAAAGGTACTTTTGATGGAATTGAATTCTGGGTGTATGACGCGACCTACCGTAACAAAGGTCAGGTGAATCGTTTTATTCCTAAAGATTACTTCTCACTAATCTCGGATACCAATGGTTCGGTTGCTCACTGTAAGATCAAGAACATGCTGGCCAACGGCGTTGCTCAGCAATACTTTGACCGTCAGTGGTACTGTGAAGATCCAAGCGGCATCATGCTGATGACTGAATCTGCTCCACTGGTTGTGCCGTCTAATAAGAACGGTGTGGTTGGTGGTACTGGCTTTATCACCCTATAAGGAGCAAGACATGCCGAAGTACACAGCAAAACAATCC